CAACAGGTCCACTCGTGCTATTCCGGCTGCCAAATCGCGTTCCACCAAAAGACCCGAAATTGCTAGGAATCTTGGGTTGTGGTGACAGCATGTCAGCGACACCACCAAGCACCAGTGCGGCACCAAGCGAACCAATCGCAACAGATGCTGCTCCTAGGACTGCAGTTGTTGCAAAACCAGTTGCAGCTCCTGTAACAAGTGCCGTGCCAGTAGTTGATGTAAACGCTCCAGCGCCTAACCCCAAAAAGCCTCCGCCAAGTGGCGCGGCAACAATCGCTAAAGCAAGCAAGCCGACACCAGCCAAAATCTTTCCTGTCGTTCCACCGCTACCAGTAATCACTGGTGCGATCACTAACTCCCTTTGACCAAAGGGCAGCAGTAACTCCTCATATCCCATCTCAATGTCAGATTGAATCACCTTGAATCCAACCCCGTTCTCCTCTGACCTCAGCAAATACTCCTTAAACGCTGGCTTGTTAATGCACAGCAACTTGATCGCATCACCAGGATGCCGAAGATTCTGGTACTCATGCTCCGTACCAAACAGCTCGCCTAGCTCACCCAGCAGACGAACCCGCTGCATACCGATACACCGCAGCAATCTTCCTCACATAGTAGCTCGATAGCCACTCCACAACACTCATCGAGTCCTGCTGCTGATGCAAGATCCGCCATGGCTCCACAAAAATCGCAGCGTGCATCGGCTCTTTCGTTCCAAGACGCATGATCGCTACGTCACCAGCACGCCGATCCTCAAACGCAACTCGCTTAAACCCCAAGTTCTCCGCTTGCTGGAAATAAATGCTTGGCGTCAACTCAAGATCAGCTGGGCGCTCAAAATCTGGCAAACTCACCCCCTGGAGCGCAAAATACTGACGCACCAGTGAATAGCAATCCTGCTTGCCGTAGTCCCAGCTCTGTCCGACTAGGGAGCGATAGTCAGCCATCGTTCTTGCGGTAACTGGTAAATGAACCAAGGCAGCTTGCTTTGTTTGCAAGCCTTGCGGTCAGCTTCGCTTGCTTCCGTGCCTTGCGGGTGGCTGTGGACGATGGCAACAATCTTGCCCTTCAAGCTTGCCCTGTAATAGCCGGTTGGATCAAGGATGAAGTGATCCTCCGGTGTTTCGCAAAGGTTATTGCAGGGCAGATAATGCTGCTCACCGTCCTTGCCGATATACACCAAACCACAAGCCTCCCTTGGAGCTTCCTGTCTGGCGTGATCCTCAGCGTCAGATCTGAATGCGGGAACCAGGGAAACCACCATGCGGAAGATTAACGCCTTTATTAGGGAAACGTTTTTGGCAACTGCTGTACCGCTTCCCGCAAACGTCGTTTTCAATTAATGCGTTTTCGCCTGTCAGCAAATTGTCGTTTGCGTCGTAAAAGACGTTTTTTGTATAACCGCATTCCGTGCCCCGATACACCCAGGGGCAATACTCAGTCACCTGCCGACAGGGCAGCTGCAAATTCGTCAGATCCAGCTTGCTCGCCAGCTCGAACTCAACCAGCTGCAAATTCTCCTTGCTCACCCTGTCTATGTAATACACCTCATCAGCAAATTTCGCCGTTGGATCCGCAGTCGCTTCACCATCCAAAAACTTCTTACACGTCCGAATCCGCGTAACCTTCGCCTTCAACGGGTTATACGAAAGCAGCAACGAGGAAATCGCTCCAGCGACATTGGCAATCCGCATTGTCGGACGCGGTAACGTCCCTCTCACTGACATCTCAAATCCGTCAACCTCAATCGGTGTTGCAACGTAGGTGATGTCGTTGAAAATAATGTTGCCGCTTACGTCGTTCGTTCCAGCGTGATAGTAGTACGTCTCATCGATGCCGTTGACCGCTTGGGTCAACTCCATCTGAAACAACTCAATAATCGCTGACGGTTCAAGCCCTTGAACTTCCGTCTGAATCTTTGTTGGAACGTGGCTACTCATGCCTCAAACACCTGGCGGAATTGTGCCGTGATCGTTGCACGGTTCAAATAAGGAATCGACTTATTCCAGCTCTCGCAAACCCAGACGTATTCAGTGGACGAGGCAGGTGGAGTCCAGTTAAATGCTTCCCGACCGCCTCGTGCATCAAAAAACGCTTCAATCGCGTCTGCGTCCGATTCCGATACGTTCCAGGTTAAATCCCACAGCTTCGGGTTTTGGTTGATGCCGAAGGTAACCCGCTGTTCGTACCCTGATCCAAATTGGATACGGTTGACCACTGGAGCGCTGGTTTTTGACGCGCCATACGTTGGCGTCGTACCGCCAGCTGAGGTTCCTACGCCAGCATCGTTAAAGGTTGTACCAGCCATCAGTAGAGCAAGCCTCCGGGTTTCTTCTGCTTGATGATCTCGTTTTGGACTGCAAGACCGATTGCAGCGCCAAGGGCTTTGGCTTGATTGCCGTCACCTTGCACGTTACTACCGCCTGCATCGACATTCACGACGATGTTGGATCCGCCCATTGCGTTGTTCGGGATGATATTGCCTTTCGCACCAGGAACAAACAATTCAGGTCCTTTCTCGCCAACAAGATATGCTGTGTTGGCTGAAACGGAGCCACCCTTAGCCATACCTCCGCCAAAACTGAAATTGTATTGACCCATTGCCGATGAAAGATCGCCCAATGTTTTGTCGATACCACCAGAGCCAGCAGCCGCTGCACCCCCTCCTCCACCAAAGAAGCTCAATCCAATCTTGAGGATTTGCATTTGGATTTGAGCGGCAATCATTCGTGCTGCCATATCCAAGAAATGATCAGCTGTACGTTGGAATAAATTCGCCAACGCTTCACGGGCAGTCATGCTGCCGCTAACAATCCCCTTAAATGACTCAGCAAATGCATTGCCCAGTGTGCTTGCAAGACCAATAATTTGCTGAACAGGATCCATCAAGGTATTGATCTGCCCTTGGATCGCAGTGATTGCATCCTCCAGTCGATCTTTATCAGTCTTTTGAGCTTCACGAGCTGCCTTCCGCGCTTCTTCCCCTTTGCGCTCAATCTCGTTGCGACGTTCAAGCGCTTTGTTCAAGCGCTCTTGCATTTCCGCCTCAGCTTCCGTTCCAGCGACAGCATCCACCAGCAGCTGTAGCGTTTCAATCCGCAGGTCGATTTCGGTTAGTTGTTTTTCTTCTAACCGCTCCAGCTCCTTAACTTGCTTGTTGATTTCAATTGTCTGTTGGGCAACTGCCGGAACAACGCCAGAGCGAATCAGCTCACCGTATTCGCGTTCAAATGCAGCCTTATCTCTGATTTGATCAATCTGGTCCTGTAATGGCTGGGCGAGACCCTTTGTGGCTTCAAGGGTTTTCTCAGCAAGCTCGCGTGCCTCTCGCTTAAATACCAGATTTGCTGCCTCAATCTTGCCTGCTTCAACTGCCTCGCTAAGCGCAATATCCTCAGCGTCCTTAAGTTTTTTACGCTCAGCAACTCCTGCAGCTTTTGCTTTGAAAATCGCCATCTCATGGCGAAGGATTATTTGCGCTGCTTCGGATTGCTTGCCTTGGAGCGCAAGCAATTCCTTCTCAGCACTGATTTGACCACGTACCGTCTCAAGGCGCTGCTTAAGAGCAATCGTTGGATCCGCTTTTGTAGTGGTGGTTTCAGGTGGGGCGAGGAGGTCCAGTGCGGATAAAAAGTCCTGCACATCTTTAAGGGCTTGTTGCTGCAAATCCTGCGGAAGGATCTCCCGTGTACCGAATGTTTTTCTTGTACCTCGGCTTGTCAGAGTTGCACTGGTAACAACACGCTCGGTCGGTGCGGCTTCGCCCTTCTTGAGGCGAATCATTTCCTTTAATACAAGAGCGCGAGCCTTTTCAATACTTAGGTTTGCAACGTTTTGAGCCAGTTCTTTTCCTAGTTCGATGTTTATATCTCCGACAGCCTCAACAGCATCCTGCAGGCTCTTCGGGTCTCTAATTTCAAGTGCTTTCTGAGCTAAAGCTGCATCCTTTCCAAAGACTTTTGCAAATTGAGTCGTTAGTCGTGTATCGCCAAAAAAGGAAAACGCTTGAGCGGCTTC